TTTTGGGTAACTGGAATTTTGAATCAGGTGGTTTAAACCCCGGTGCAGTTAACAGCAGCGGTGGTGCTTCCGGTTTAGGTCAATGGCTTGGCGGTCGTAAGTCTAACTTAATTGCTTATGCTAGACATCACGGGACAAGCTGGAAAAACGCCGGCACACAATTAAGCTTTGCCGTTAAAGGCGAAGGCTCAGACAGCGCTATTCTTCGCTCCGTTTTGGAAGGAACTGGTAGCGTTGCCAGCCTAGCAAACAAGTTTTCATCTGAATGGGAACGTGGCGGCTACAACGCTCAACACGTCAAAGGTGCCATGGAGATCCGCAAAGTTCTTGGATACGCTAAAGGCGGCGATCCTGTCGTTGGCGACAAGGTTTTAGTTGGCGAACACGGTCCAGAGCTTGCCGAATTTAAAGATTCGGTTCACATCTACTCAAATGAAAAGACGCGGCAAAGATTAAAGCCACTAACTTCATCTAAGCCAAAAGTACGCCCAGTAAGAGGAACTGGCGGGGCTTTAGGTGGCATTCAAGTAACCGTAAATATTAACGGCAACGTTGATGGCGATGATGCTAAATTGCAAAAATTAGCGAAGATGATAGGCGTAGAGGTAGATCAACAAGTACGCCAAAAGTTAAATATTATTCTTGATCATATTGGCGATGATACGGGTGATGATGACGATTTCTTATAGAAATGAAGGTGATGCTAATGGTTCAAGCAACTAAACCAAAAAAGAGAACGGCTGAACAAAAAGCCCATGACTCTATGAAATACTGGGACAAGCGGCAAAAACATGAAGGCGCCGTTTACCGAAAAATGTTTTCAAAGGCGCAGGGCTATGACTTCGATTCACATTTTGAAAAGAATCAAATTAAAAAGAAAAAGCTTATCCGAAAACGTGATAATTGTTTGAAGCTTGTTGATGCCGCAAATAAAAGGAAAAAGCAAGCGGAAAACAATTATAAAAAAGCGAAAGACAAGTACGACCGTATTGTTACGCAAAGAATTGATTTAAGTAGCAAATTGGCGGAAATTGCGGAACACAACACCGGCTGGAAGAATGAAGGTAAATGTGCTATTTACCGTTCGGATGGCAAAGGTGAAATTATTTATATTTCGCCGGCAGACGGTGAAAGTGAAAATGTTTCTTCAAACATTACTTCTTATCCGGTTGATGAGGGCGCACCATATAGCTCATATGCTCGTGTAAATAGTAAAGGCGCAACAGTTGCAGGCATCATTGTTGGTAAAGATAAAGCCGATTCATACCGTAAATGGCACATGCTTAGTCAATGGAATAGTTCACATGTTCGGTTAACCTATCGAGGGGACTTCTGCTATAAGCATTACTTAATCGCAAATATGAACAACGACTATAAGAATCTTCGAGATAACATTGAAGTTTCACTTACTTTTCAATTTGTCTATCAAGCAAAAATCACCACTTCAAACGATAGTAAGCACCACAGAAAGTCGTCTAAGGCTTCTAAATCCGTCGCAGGTAATCGAAATAAAAAGTACACTGCTATCACTATTAAATCTGGCGATACCTTGTGGGCTTTGTCTAAGAAATACGGCAGTTCCGTTCAATGGATGGCACGAGTCAACCACATCAAGAATCCTAACTTAATCTATCCTGGCAATAAAATACGGGTTGCGTAGGTGGTGATTTAGATGAGAAATTATCTTGATGTTGATGTTAAAAATATTCCTTATATCTTTCAAATAACCCTTGTAGGCGATACCTATGATATGAGAGTAGATTACAACGAAGTTGCGGATTACTACACAATTACAATTTGGCACAATAACAAGAGACTCCTAACGCAGGAGCCTCTTTTGCTTGGTCAATTAGTTGGTATTGATATTCCTGATCCCGAATTGCCAAGAATTGACATTCGCACGATGGACGAAACGGGTAAGGCAACAGACCAAGGCAAGGGAACATTTGGATATGAGGTCCGCTTGTATCTTGACGTTGTTGATCCGAATGGATCAGAAACAGAAGACCCATCAATTAAACCGCTAGGTTACGACCCTAACGAAAATGATGATGACCTAACGGATGAAGAGGTGTCTTACTAATGATTGTCACTAAAGACCCACATATGGAATTTGTGGCGGTTGATAGTAAAGGACACAAGCAAATCGTATATAACGATGAAACTTACGAACATAATTATCCTTTTACGTTTGAAGTTCCTTTTACTAACGAACCTGTTCCGTCTACTTTTACGGTAACTATTTTTAATTTAACTAAGCAGCATAAAGACTTTTACAAAAAAGGGATGCACTGCTGGATAAATTTTAACTGGGGTAAAGATCCTAAAAAAATAGCTGAAGGATTTATCTCTAATACGGGTAAATTAAGCAATGATGGGACAACTGATAGTAAAGTTTTAACTTTTACTGAAGGCACAAACTACAGCAATGTAGCTGCTCGAAAGTTGAAGCTAAAAAAGAATAAAAAGGTTAATCACTACAAAACCGTTAAAAGCACTGAAAAAGGTCATTACAAGAATCAGCGTTATAGTACCTCGGTCGTTGAAACTTACAAGAGAGGTCCTAAAAAAGGGCAGAAACATGTAGTCCACCATTGGGCTTATCGAAAAGTATGGGTTAAACCAAAAACTACAAATAAAAGGGTTAAAAGCCGTGATAATAAGACTTATTTTGCTAACCGAGTTTACCGAAAAGGAACGACTTATAAGCAAGTAATTGAAGGAATAGCGGAACAAGCCGGTATCAAAATAGCTAAAATCGATTTAGCTAAAAATGAAGGGATAAAAAAATCCTTTACTGCTAAAGGCAAGCCGCTAACCTTGATTAAAAACTTTGTTAAGTTGGCTGAGTCCGAAATGTTTTATGAACGTGGCAAGCTCGTAATCGTTAATCCTAACAGTAAGAAAAATACTTGGTTCGTGATTGATGATAAGGATTTAATTCAAGTGCCATCACAGAACGATGACGATAAGAACGGGACAACTTGGCAAATTGTTACGCCCTTAGTCCCAGAAGTTACCGTTAATACCGGTATTATCATGAATTCTAAGTTCTTAAAAGGAAAATTTGTCGTTAAAAATGGACAGCATAGTTTTGATGGCGAAAGTCCACAAACTCAATGCACTATTGCGGCGGTTACAAAAGCTAAGGCTGGTCATAAAACAAATACTAAGAGTAAGACTAAGAAAAAAGGTAAATCTAAAAAATAAGGAGATGACGATATGAAACAGAAAAATAGGGTTCCAATTCGGTGGTATGAAAACATCGGTAAAGTTAAAAATCGATTCAGTAGAAGTATTGAATCGGCTTTTTTAGCTAAAGTTTTAACTTACGATAAAAAGAAACATATTGCAGATATCCAGCCGCTAGCAAATTGGATTGACGGAACTAAATCGGCTCAATACTTAGATGTTCCGGTTGCCGAATCTTGCTATAGGCTTGATGAATTGTTAGATAAGTTTAAGTCGGATTTTAAAGCCGTTGATAGTAGCCCAGAAGTTAACTCACATTTTTTAGAACATTATCCGAAAAAGAAGTCTATGAGAATTGGCGCTGTAGTGATAGCCGTTACTATGGACCGTGACATTGATAACTGGGACGGCACTGGGAACACCTTTACGCCAAATACCGGCAGGATGCATGATGCAAACGACTCAATTATCGTTTCTGTTTATAAGGGTGACGACGATGGCTAGAGACTTATTTATGAGTGATAATCATGACCTAGTTATTGATCCGATTACTCACGATTTAGAAATGACTAGCGGTCTTGACGAAATAGCGCAAAGAATTAAGGCAACGCTAGAAATTCGGTATGGTGAAATGCAACGGCTAGACCCCGAAATGGGGGCAGACTATAGCAGCTTTTTAGGTAAAAACTTCAATAAACAAGCGGCGGAGAATGATATGCGAGCGGCTATTGAAGCAAACGTACCGGAAGTTGAAACCGTTGATAATATCGAATTTATCAAGAAACCTGAAAGAAAAATGCAGATTAATTTTAGAGCCACCGCAAATATTGGTGAAGTAGAAGGGGGGTTACAAGTTGACAACTGATTTTGGTTTAAAAGAAACAGGCTATATTGCCCCAAGTTTCGCAGAAATCTTAGACGGTGTGGAAGACGATTTTCGAACGCGGCTTGGAGATGACATTGCGTTAACAAGTAATGCCTATCTAGGTATTTTTGCCCGTTTAATGAGTGATGCTGCTTACGATTTAATTCAGCAACAGGAACAAATTTACTATTCTGGATTCTATTCAACCGCTATAAATTCAGCATTAGACCGATTAGCGGGCAATATCAGTTTGACCCGTAAAGTTGACGCTCCATCTCATGCGGAAGTTGTGATAACGACCGAAGGCGAGTATTTAATTCAGGCTGGCGAAAAGTTCGAAACAGAAGATGGCTTGGTGTTTGATTTAACCGAGGATGTCATCACTTCAAAGCAAGATGATGGTACTTTTCAAGGAACTGGAAACGTTGAATGTGAAGAAACTGGCGAATTTACTAATGTACCAGCTAACACAATTACTTTGTTTGCCAACCCAGATGAAGACTTTATCTCTGTAACCAACCCACAGCCTGCAGGCGGCGGGCAAGATTATGAAGACGATGAAACCTTTAGAAAACGTTTAATTATGGAAAATGTCGCCCGTCCTGGTCCTACAGAACTAGGTATTAAATCGGCATTAATGAACCTCAACGGCGTTAAGCAAGTTGGCTTTATTGACAACGACAAGTATAAGACGGATGAATACGGTAATCCCGAATGTTCAGTTCACATTTATGTTTTAGGTGGTAACGATGATGAAATCGCTAAAACTTTAGTTGATAAATGTGCGGCCGGTATCACCTTAGCTGGCTCAATTGTTAAAGAAGCACCAGATGCAACAGGAAAGGTTAAAGAAGTTAAATTTAACCACGCTCAACAACATAACATTTACGTAAAGGTCGATGTTTCAATTAATGACGACTGGAACAGTGATGCGGGGGTTGATGACATCAAGCAAGCTATTTGCGACGAAATTAATTCCCTTGAAATGGGGCAAAGGGTCAATTTTACCCGTCTTTATTCTGTTACCTATGACGTTAACGGTGTTGATGATGCAACCATTGTAATTGGTAGTACTAAAGATAAATTAGCAGACCAAAATATTTTAATTGGTCGTTCCGAATTTGCTCATTGTGACCCTGAAAATGTGGAGGTTGATTTAATTGGCTTATGAGACAACAGATCAGCTGATCGCGGAAGTAGCCGACCACTGGAACAAGAAAAAAGATACCGTTTTTTACCAGCTGCTAGACAGTTATAATTCACTGCTTGAAAAGATCAGTGATGAAAACGAAAAAATTGCAGACTGGCGAAGCATTGACAAGGCAAAAGGCACAACACTTGATTTAATCGGGCAAGATTACAAAGCTTATAGAATTAGTGATGATGATGAAACATTCCGTTTCATCATTTTTTTACACATTTTAATTTCTAGGGCTCAAGGCACAATACCATCAATGGTTAAAATTCTGGGAACTGCCCTAGATGCAAAGCCGGAACAATTTAAAGTCTATAAAACCGGCCTTCGTCATGTTGGTATCGAAATACCGTGGGACAATGTGCAAACACTTCAAATGCAAAAATTTATCATAAAGAACATTCAAAATCTATTGGCAATGGGTTACTGGATTGATGAGATTGTTTTTTATGTAAATGTTACAACTACCGAGTACATTGGTGCCGCTTCAATTGATGAAACGGATTTAAACATTGATGTTGGTTCCAGCTGGTGGACTGGCTGGGAAGAGTCGCAACAGAACACAGAATATATTGCTACCGCTGTAACAGCGGAAGACGTAAATATGCATCAGGTAACAACTACGTGGTGGACAGGTTGGCAAGACCAACAACCATGTGAATCTTACATTGGTGCAAAACCATTGGTTATCGTTTCTTACAAAATGATAGCTAATTAGAAAGGAAACTATGGATACAACGACTAGTAAAAAAATGAATCAGGCGCTAGTTACAGATATAGGGCGTAATTTGTTTTCAAAACTCGGATCGGGTAAAGGCGAAATCCTTTATACCAAAGCCGCACTTTATACGCAAGATTTAAGCGGAATGACCGATGAACAAATTAGGGCTTTGACCTCTTTAGCTGGCGAAAAGATGACAACCGGCATTAAGGTGGCTGACATCTCACCGGTTGATAAAGAAACTAAACAAGTAGACATCGAATTTGCATTTTCAAATCACGATTTAAATGAGGATATCAATTTTAAGTCGATTGGGCTTTACGCAACCATTGATGGCGGCAAAGAAGAAATTTTAGTCGCAATTATTCAAGCTATTGGTACTGCAACACTTGGAGCAGGTTCGCCAGATCACACATCAACACAGCTAATCAAGCTTGGCGTTGCGTTTAAACTCGGCGCAGCTGCCAAAATTAACATCAGTGTAAAGCAAATTGGCGTAGTTTATGATGAAGATTTAGACGCAGCTATTTTGAAGCTTAAAGCGGAGTATGACCCAAAAATTGCAGAAGCGGGCAAGGTTAAGGGTGCAAAGATCAACGACGGAGCGGTTGTTGAACCCGACAAGGACGGCATTCTTGACTTGATCGTTGACAGTGACCGCATTAAGGACATTCCAGCAGGAGTGACAGATTTAAACAATCTGACTGAGTCCGGTTTATATCGCATGCCGAAGAATGCGAATACCTTTGCTAATAGACCACAGTTGGCCTCCTTATTTTTGCAAAACAGCTTCTTAAAAGTAATTAATGACGTTGGTAAAACTAATACTATCATTCAAATTTTAGTTTCTGCCATGAGTGGGGTTATTTTTGCACGTGGGATGCGTGGAGATACCAAAGCCTGGTTCCCCTGGACACGCATTACACCAAGTAATACGTTGTCTAACGATGACATTACTAACATGATCAAATCCAAGGTCGATGGCTTGAATGTCGGTCAATTTGTGAAAAAGGTTAATGGCTTAACCCCTGACGGAAGCGGCAACGTAAACGTTACCTCAACCGTTGCCCGTGGTTTTGATGCTAACGCAAACGCTACAACTAAGATGACGGAAGAAAACCTACACGGCGGCAATCAGATTCTGATGGATCAGAATGCAGGTCAAGACATTGTTAACTGGACCAAGGGACAATTAAACGGCAAACTGTCCAACTCTGGTGGAGACATGGCGGAACATAGTACTATCAACTGGAATGGCGCGGGCGCAGTTGAATCGCATGACGGTAACATTGGCGGGTTAACATGGAGTGGCGCTACTGATAATGTCAGACTGTTTGCAGATAACGATGCTAACGACAACTTAGACCTGGTTATCCAGCTGGGGGACGATAACTCTAATGCCGTTGTAATTCGCAATAGCACTGGCGCACAGGCAGCTCGCGTTGATGCTAGCGGTAATATTTCCAGTCCAACGATCAACGATTTGCAAAGACAGATCAACGATTTAAAGGAAGACAATGTTAACAAGCAAAAGCAGATTAACGATTTAATCAACAATGTAACTTACATTAAGGACAACTACGTAGAGGGTCGTCGCTTCCCAGCAAGTCAAGAAGCCCAAGCCCAAGCCTGGGAAAATGAGAAGCCTACACGGTTGGCTATGATTGAAAAGTAATAGAAAGAAGGTGAAAGCATGCTAGACCATCTAATTTTGAATACAAAAAAGTGGTTTGAAATTTCGGATAGTGATACTTCAATTGTTGCCAATGGTAAAACATGGAGCCCACATCCAGCAACTGTGACCGTAAGACAAGGCGGAGTAATAGGGGGCGCTAATGGAAGTGCTATTTCAATTGGTAGATCTACCTTTAGATGTGTTGGCACGGCTAACAATTACTATGCAATAACTGGAACTGCAAATCGTAATGGGCAATGGGAAGATTTGCCAGACACATTTCCAATATATTTGTCTTGCGTTTCAGCAAGTGACGTTGAATCCGTAAATTGGGGGGGTAAATTCCTTCCTATTCGTTTGTATCAACGACTTAGATCACTTCTTTACCTGCTTAGGGAGGTGGCTCTATGATTGATCATCTTCTTTTAAATCGTGAAAAATATTATCTACAACAATTATTACTTGATGATTATGTAAATTTGAAATTAATCGGTAAAACTGTTACTCGTCAAAAATATCAGGTAGCATGGGTTGATCCTACTGGTTATGATGTACAAATTTCAGATAGTAAGCTACATAATTTCGATATACCTTCTGGTATATTGAATTTGGCCTCAACGGGGACTATTACTGGAATTATTTTAAGTAGCCAAAATATTCCTTATTACAGTGTTTATTTTAGCCATTGGATTAATAATATGGGAACTGATGATGGAATATATAGAACTTACATAAAAGCAACGGATATTATGAATAGATATTTGTTGAGAGAGGATTTATAGCACTCATTGAGTGCTTTTTTTATACAAAAAACAACCTTGCTCACGGGGCGTTCCCGTGGGCTTTTTATATAGAAAGGAGCCAATAAAATGGCTGACGAAAATACACAAGTTGCACCAGTAGCGGGCGCCGAAACAAACGCTACACAAGATCAAAACAGTGTTGCTGAACAAGAACAGGCATTAAAGGCAAAGTTCCCAACTCTTACAGGCTTTGTCTACTTGTCAGATCCTGACAATGCGGATCCTGTTTGGCATCACAAAGTAATCCCAGTTTTTGGCGATGAAGCAAGTGTGGCGCTCCCATGGCAAGTCCACGCCGAAAGACCATCTGACAGCTTTAAAGACCCAGTTTGGACAGTGGGCGCCACTGATTGGAGCGAGAACGACAAGGACAATCAAGCCGTTATCTTGCAAGAAACTACACAAAAGCTGGCTGAATTGGACAAGAAGAGTGCTGAACTCGACAAAGCCAACGATAAGGTAGACCAAGCATTAAGAGATATGCAAGAAGTTCAAGCTCAATCATCTAAGCAAAACTTAGCTTTGATGAAGAGCTTTACTGAACAAACTCAAAACACTAATCAAATTCTTGGTGCTATGCAAAAGACCTTAGCAATGGTAACCAAGGCAGTTGGCGCAAATGCTAATAACGCTACACCAGCTAACCCAACAACTGATAAGCAATAGTTAAGGAGGACATAAATCATGACTTTAATGGAACAAATTCAAGCAAACTTTTTAGAAATGTATCGTATGGACTGGGAATTCGGCATCTATGATAAGAACGGCATGAAGGACCTAGTAGTACAAGGTTTCTTATCAGTTGAAAATTACCAAAAGATTGTAGGCGAAGCTTATGCGCCAGCTACTGCAACGCCTCAACAATAACTCACTTTACGTGATCATTAGTCTGCTGATTTTCGGTAAAGGTTTGGGCTTTTACCTTAACCGCAGATTTTTCTTTTATCCACCACAACTAGCGTGGATGATGAACAACGTTTACTTAGATTGTTCAATGATGATTGTAGGCATTGCGTTGCTGGTTTACACCTGTTCACGGTACAACAACAATAAGCTTCTAGGGGTGTTGTTGGCACTTGTCGTGGTGCTGCTAGCAATAATTTCATCAATCGAAATTGAACACGTGATTTTTGCCCATGAAATGGAGTTTGTCCAGAACGCTTTGTCAAATACGGCGGTTATAGCCTTTATTATCTGGACAGCAAGGCATTATTCAAAGCGTTAGGGGTGATATAGTGCATGTCGACCTAAACAGCATTATATCGGCTTT